TTACTTTGAAATATTCTTAATCCTTTCTGTAAATTTTTGAATCGCATTCAGTTCTGCAGGTCTTAAATGAGGGTACGCCTTAGTCCTCCCCCCATTTCGTTTAATATGTCCAAATTCAAGTAAATGAGTAAGAGAGCCGTATTTAAAACTATATACGACCCAAACTCCATTTCTCACTCTTTTTTTACGCCATCCTTTTGAATATTTACCTGTTCTTTTAGGGCTAGTTTCCTTTAATTCTTTAACTGTTTCTTTAGCGACTTGCTCCGCAATTTTATCAACTTCTTCATTAACCTCTTCGCAATATTCTGCTAAAATATTTGCTAATTGTGCTGCTAAATCCATTTTCTAAAAACTCCTTCTATTTTTTTAAAATATCAACTTTTTACCCCCTTTTGGTTGACAGCTTCCGACTTGGAAAAAGTTACCGCTCCCGGTACCTAAAATCAACGAAAATGCTTTACAAAGTGGGGGGGAGTGTCAATATCCTTTCAGTTCTATAAATCTTTTAGCGATTACTTTTCTTCGACTATTTATATAACGAGTAGTTTTATTTAGTTTCTCTGCCACGTCTTCCCAAGTCGCACCAGCTTCTAAATATCTCATTTTAAAAATGACTAGATCACTTTCAATTAAGTTTTCCATCAAGGTATCTACAACTAGTTTGAAGCCTTCTAAATATCTTAGTGTTTGGTCTTCTTCAATTCTAATGATTGTCGCTTCAGTAGGACTAGATACTGTCTTGCCTTTCCCACCAGTATAATCTTCAGCGCTATGTTTCTTATTATGTATTAGTTCCTGTCTTCTCAAATAAATTTTATTAGCAAGCGTTCTATACCGTCCTAACTCAATATCTATCCCGTCCAAGTCTCTGTTACTCAACTCGTACATAGGCAAGTACCTCCACTTAAATTTTAAAAATTTTTTATCTTGCAATTTGTCAAATTGTAAATTCTGTCAAACTGACAAAAAGCGCTAAAAGCCTTCCAACACTCCACTTATCAGGTATCATTGTTTTAAGTTTGACAACTCTTCAGTATGACAAGTTCAAGGGAAATTTCTTTAATTTATCCCCTCAGTTTCTCATATCTTACATTCTGTGAAACTCACTCCATTCTGTAAACCCCTGATATACCTTGCTTTCAAGCTATTACTTCTTTTCAGTTTATGCTTACTTTGTTATGTGAAACTTAGTAAAGCATAAAAGTAGGACTAGCGATATTTCTTTTGTTTGAACCATATATCACTAGCCTTACTTAATTTGTTCCCTATTTTTCTAAATACACTTTAATGTCCCGATATTCCTTAGAAAAATTCATCCATCCGCTAGAATCAGGGTTTAAGAATGGTAGGACAGTAAGCGGACTTACTTCTGTTCGATACGGCGATAGAGAATATCTCTGACTTATTTCTCTGACTACACCTGTATGGATTTCTTCTACATCCTTCTTCAGTTCTTGAATTTCATCATATGCGTCCAGAATTCGTCTAAGTTTCTTTCGGTATTGTTTATAGATCTTCTTAGTTTCCATCCGTTGCTTAGTTTCTTTAAAAATGTATTCAAAGATGACTGCATTAGCTTCTGAAAAATCACTATCAAATTTTTCCTGAAGGCCGTTAATGGCTTTTTCCATATTTTCCAACTGCTCTAAAGATTCTAAGTTATTTGACAAAAAAGAATCTATGTTCTCAAATGAAACTGCTTGATTGCCTAACAGACTTTTTCTTTTTTCGCCTAACTGCTCTCGTGCTGAATTAATCTTACTTTTTTTATTATCTAGATCATCCAGTGTTTCAAATACTTGATTAATATCCATTTCTTTCTCCTAGTTCCATTGAATAAAGTAACCACAATCTTCTTCAACTTTTTTTACATCAAATCGGGTATGTAAAATCAACCGTTTTCCAAAATAGTCATTCGCATTCACCCAACTAAGTGTATCTTTCTTGCGATCAAACAAAGTAACAAAATTTTCTAGATCTCCGATAAAGCCTTTTTTGTCACCTTTATTCCCTAATGTTGTATCATCTACAATTAAAAAGTTATCTACAAAGAATGTTTCACTTGTCCCTGTCTCTTTATCAACTTTAAGAAGATAATTTCCTGAAGTGTCTTTCATTTTTTCTAAGACACTAAATAGTGATTGACTAACAACCATAGATACATTGCGCTCTGGATTTATTAAAGAAACAATAGATTTCAAGTCGTCCATACTTGTAGCAGTCTGCACTTTCGCAGTTTGGAGAATTTTCCCAATCTCTCTATTTCGTGTTCTACGTTTTAATTTAATAATCTTCTTACCAAGAAAATCCGTTAAATTATATTGGCCATCATCTAATTGTTCCTGTGAAAAATCAAGTTTTCCACTGAATAATTTAACTAAGTAATCAACGCTGATAGTTTTCTTTTTATCTGCTTCTGTTCTCTCAACCGAATTTTCACTAACTTCTTGTAATGAATCAGATTCAAAGTCAGTTACTTCATACTTCCCACCACGGGTGCGAGTCTCAATAACATTTACTAGATCAACCAATTCTTTACGTTGATGTTCATCTTCGTAACTATCAAGGATTGGTTTTTCAATGAGTACATGATTATTTTCTACGTTCATCCCTCTAGTGTTATAACCTGTACTTCGGATATAAGCTTCTAGATTTTCTTTTTGTTTAGCTAAGTTAGTTGTCATTTTTTGCTCCTTCATCTTTTAATATCTGATTTTTGTTTATAATTTTTTCTAAAATTCTTTGCTTTTAGTTTTTCTTTTATAACTCTCCGAGCCTTTAGAATCATTTTTTCTAGATTTTGATTTGTCTTGTTTGTTAGCATATTTTTCTAGTATTTCTTGTTTCCGTTGTTCTAAGCTATCATCTTCTTTTTTACACTGAGAAAAGATTTTCTGTCTTTTATCTGGATCCATAGAAAACTTATTGGCTACTACATACCCTAAAGAAGTATCTCCTGACATCTCCCTCACCCCCTTTCTATGCAAACAAAAAGGGACATACCACTAGCATTATATGCTTACGGTATGTCCCTGAGTTGTTCTCAATAGACTTATTTTTTAGTTTCTTTTTTGACTAGATGGGTAAACTTCCCATCTGAATAGAATAAAGTAACTTCTCCAAAACTTGGAACTTTTTCTATCTCTATTATACCACATTTTTCGTAGACAACAAAGCCTTTTTCTGTTGCAAATCGCATTTTATCATCATTCACTGATATTCTCCCCTCACTGTGTTTATAGTGTATCTCTTATCTTTGATCGTAAAAGCCTTGAAAGTGTTCCCTTCTAAACCTTTCAAAATTCTACTTGAATCTCTAGCATTGTATACCGTCCGCAGTTCACTACTATCTAGGTTCGTGTTGAAAATCGTAGTTTCTCGATTATTGATAATATCAAACAAGAAATCCTGTTCCCAATCGCTCTTAGGGGTTACCGTTCCATTTTTTGCCCCCAGGTCATCGATGATTAGAAAATCTACATCAACAAGCTTTTTAACTGCCTCATACTCTGTTAAGTTTGCATTTCTTCCATAAGCCCAGCCTTCTTTTATCTGCTTGATAATCTCAGTTAAGCTGACAAACAAGACACTCTTAGGCTCGTTCTTTTCTCTGAAGCTCTCATTGATTTCTTTGGCCAGGGCAAGCGATAAATGACTTTTTCCTATTCCTGTGCTACCGCTGATTAAAGTATTTCCCGTCATACCTGCAAGGTACTTCTGGGCTTGCCCCTTTACAAACTCTAACATCTGACGCTCCTCTGTAGTCTTAACAAAGAAATTATCAAATGTCGCTCCTTTCAACTCGTTAGGGATCGTACTATCACGCATTAACACATCATAAGTTTTAAAGTAGGCTTGTCTGTCCTCGAACTGCTGTAATAGGTCTTTCTCTTTTTGTTTAATCTCTCCCTTCACACACTCCGGGCAAAATGCTTGTACTTTTCTTTCTGAGCTCCCTAATACCGGTACAGAAATTTCCCAATAATTTACCTGGTGAATATCGCAAACCTTATCCGATATTTTTCTGTTATTAAATTCTTTAAATTGTTCCTTCATCTTTGCAACTCCTAAAATGGTAGGTCTGGGAAGTTATCTTCAGACTTCCCTTTTATGGTTTTAGGCTTTTGATTCAAATAACCGTCAAACTTAGTTCCGAAAAGTGTTTCAGGTCTCAGATATTTAGAAAATTCAGGACTATCCTTCCATTCTGCCGTTTTAATATCTATCACCTGTTTAAAATCTTCAAGTGTATAGCCTTCTTTGAATCGTGCCATTATCGGCTTCAAGTTTTTGTCCAAATATTTATAATTTTTCCCTACTGTATGATTCAGATAAGCTAGAGGGATTCTTATTAAATACTTCTCAGGATGTCCTTTAGTTATTTCCTCGATCATTCTCGGAGTTAACCAATTTGGGAAAGTAAAGTCAGGTTTACCTGACAATATATATTCTTTATATAACTCTTTATCTGACTCTTTATCTATCTCTATCTCTGTTGGACATGAGTTGGAAATAGTCTTTTTATTTTGGACATTCTCCAATTTTGGTAAATCTTGACTATTTTTTCTTTGTTCTCGCTTGTATTTTGCCCAGTTTGTTTCACTCTCAACCATGGCTTTTGCTTGAGATAATGTAGCATGTCCATCATCGTCTATCTGAATCAGTCCACATTTTGTAAAATATGCAACCGTCATATTTATATCATCTTCAGAAACATCCAGTTTTAAAGCTAATTCCTGTACCAAACTATCAAAATATCCTTCATAGTACAAAATACAATCATCTTCTAAACTTTCCAACATAAGACGGATATAAATCACTGTCATAGTGTAGCCACCAGGCATATTTTTAAGTCGCTTAATAAAAAGATTATCAAAAAACTTCTTATCAACTTTTAACCAAAAATATATTTTAGTCTTTGCCATCATCTACCCCCAAGAACTTTAAAACGTCTGAAACTTTATAATACACTTTTCTAGTATCTTCAATAGGCGGTATATACTGCGGTAGTCCTGCACATTCCCATTTTGTCAAGGTTTTATCTCCTATGCCCAGTTCTTCCTTTAGTTCCACCTTGCTGATCAAATCTAATCTTTTTTGAGGTGCTTTCTCATGGCTTTTTAAATACCGTTCCACTGCTTCCAAAATCTTAGACTTTAAATCTTCAATCATTTTTTCAAACATCTTAGTACCCCCATGGATTAAGCCCTGCAAGCTGAATATATCGCCCATAATCAGGGGTTAAATCCTCGCTAGTCGTTTCAATCGTCTGTGTACTTTCTCTCTCGATTTGGGTGCTTTTTTTGTGGTCTTGATAGTTTAAATAAAGCAGTAGGCCAATCATTACCACCACAAAGATAATCGATTGTGTATTGGTCAAATCTAGTTCATTCATGTTATGCCCTCGCTTGGTAATTCTTGATATAATTCACTTGATAGCTTTGCTTCAACTTCAGAAAGTCGTACACCTCTTCAGAAGTTACTTTATCATCTAAAAAGTCAATGATGAACTGAAAGAGGTTCGGATGTCTATCCTTGATTTTAGTCATTAGCTTGTCAAATTCTGATCGTGTCATGTTGTCTAGGTCTAGAGTCATATTTTTCTCCATTAGCCTTTCCTTGTCCTTTTTCTTGCCTGTTTTCTTGCCTGTTTTCTATATGGTATGCTTCACCACTCCAAACGCTGGGCGATTGCCCCAAGTTGGCGAACGCTTGTAGCGGTGTTTCGTGAGTAATTACCCATCTTTCAGCTAAACAAGGTCTTAGAATCACCCTGTCAGCGCTTGATTTCAAAACCTTTTCTAATTGCTTGCCTGCTCTTCGGTTTTTCTTTAGGTATTTGATAGAATAGATATTTTTTGCTATAATCAAAGCATAGAAAAAATTTCTATACTCTGAATTGTGTCGCTTGCTCTCCTCGGTCAAAATTCGAGCAAGTGATTTTTTTATTTTCTTTTTGCATGATTACTACCTGACTTTGGTTTATAAAGCAAGTCTTTACTTTCGATAAGATCCAGAATCCAGCTGAATCCTTGCTCCACCATTTCAAGAAATGCGCCCAGGTCTTCACTGTCCAAGTTCTCGTAGTTCATACAAAGATATTCGGCTAGTTGTCTGTCTTTCTCAACTAGCTTTTTAAAATCCTTGGGATACTTAGGAATTTCTACTCCCTTGGCATTTGTAACTGTCTTAAAATCATTTTCCATTTTCTATACTCCTATGCTTTAAAAATTAGTTCTTTAATTTCTGAATATCTCATATTCAAGTTGATCATCGCTATTGCCATATCTTCCAAACGCTGATAGCTTGTCAGTTCATCACTGGTTAAACTATCAATACCGTTTTCACTTTCTCGCTCTTGCATGAGTTGGGACTTGTTTTTCCCAGTCGCTCCCTTTAGTAGTAAGTTTGTAAGTGTACTATAGGCATGCTGAGGTGCTTTCTCCCATGATTTGATAGCTTCGGTTAAGGTCTTGCGCTTTGGCTTTTCCAGTTCCCGTTGAAGATAGCGTTTAGAAAGTTCATCACGCATTTCAAAGAATGCTTTGACTAGGTTCTTTTTGAATTGCCGTACTGGTTCGGTATTCTTTAGATAAGTGATCAGCAAGGTAGCTTGTTGCTCATTCAGAAGATAAATTTTTTTCGGTTGCCCTCTCTTATCTAATTTATGGATTTTAAATCCAAGTATTCCCAACGCTTCAAAATCAGCTTTATTGTCTCTGACTAAGCGTGTAATAGTATGGTGCTGTACTTCAGCACATTCAGCGATAATCTCGCTCGTAGTATACGGCTCTTTCTTGCCGTCCATATAAACCAGTTCCATTGGTTCGCTCCTTTCTTCTTTTGTCAATGCTTGCCACCTAAAACAGTACCAAAGTAAATCATTGAGGTAGGGAAAATTTAGGAGAGAATAAACCCCTACAAACCCTTGATACTGCCATAGGTAGCAAGCAAAATATTTCTAGATTCTGTCTTATGTCCCTTTCTAGTAATCTTCAGCTAGCCATTCCATGGCTTTTTGGTAAATGCTCGGCTTGACTTCGCCACCGTCTCGAATTTTTCGATAGGTAACTTGTGTAACTCCGATTTCTTCGCCTGCTTGCTTAGCAGTCAATTTCTTATCAGCTTGCTTTCGGCGAATCGCTTTTGCTTGTGTTGAGGTAATAAGCAATGTAAGTTCCTCCTTTCTTTATAACATTTTTGTTAGTTCTCTTGTATTTTACTAAATAAAATGTTAGTTGTCAACGATTTCTAACATTTTTGTTAAAAAATTATTTTTTTATGTTATAATTATCCTGAGGTAATATATAATGAACAGATTACAAGAGTTACGAAAAAACAAAGGGGATACCCAGAAAACACTTGCTGAACTTCTTGGTGTGTCAGAAATGACTATATCACGTTGGGAAAAAGAACCAGAATTAAAAATTAAATATGAATATATACAAAAACTAGCGGAGTATTTTAAAGTTAACATTGGTTATCTGCTGGGATATGATAAAACTATCCAAAATGAAGCATTAGGTAGCTATCAAAATATGGCAAGATTATTACGCACTAACCCAGATTTAAAAAATATAATTTCAGAATACGATGAAACTAATCGAAAAAACGGGAAGTGGGATTTATCTCTTTTAGTAGAAACTGATAAGCTCCCTATAATCGAACAAGATATTAAGAATCTTATTCTTGAAGAGTGGAAAAAAACTCAAGCTGAAGATTATGATGAGGAAATATATGGTACTCTTTCTGATAATATTTCAAGAATCTATATAGCTCTTGGACAACTGCCAATAGTTTTTAAAGATTTTTTCGGTTCTTTTCTAACCCTTCCAACATCTGATAAAAAAATCGTTATGCAACTAGTAAATAGTCTATACGAAAAAAATAAAGGAATCGGTGTCATAGAAGAGCATCCTGATAAACAATAATTTGGAATTTACATAAAATTATCTGATAAAAAACTAAAAAGGAGTAACACCCATGGGATTTTTTGACACTGTAAAACAAGAAGGAAGCTTTTCTACTGCATCTGGAGTAAATGGACTACACTACGTTGTCCTTCAGGTAACATTGAAAGAAAAGTTTTTCGGCACTGGATCAGGAAACCTTACAGAATTAGAAGAGATTATCAATAAACAAGCTTCAAAAGGTTATCGCCTACATACCATCACAACCGCCAATGGTGGAAGCAAAGGACTAGGTGGTGGTGACCGTATTCAAGCCACAATGGTATTTGAGAAGATTATATAAACCAGACTACTAACCCTAAAAGGGGAATGGTTTCTATCGGAAATTTTAAAAATTTTTTAACTAAAATACTTGACAAGATATAAAAAAGCCCTTATAATTAACATAATCGATGAATAGATGCGCTTAGCATCACACCAAAAGGGCTTCACTTTGTGAGGCCCTTTTGCGTTGTAGAAAGAGAAAATAATGAAACCTTTTGCAGATGAAACAAAACAGATAGATATTTTAAAGTCTAGGAAGCTAGATTTTCTGGATGAAAACAAAGCGAAAAGAGTATTGAAGCGCTACGGTTATTACGAAGTCGTAAATGGATACAAAATGTTTTTGTTAGAAGAAGATTGCACGAAAGAACGGTATAAATCAGGAGCTACTTTTGAGCATCTAACATCTCTATATGAACTTGATAAAAGTATTAGAAATGGTGTTATACAAGCTTCATTAGAAATCGAATTATCACTAAGAACTGCCATAGCTTATACACTTGCTGAAGACTTCGGCGTAGAAGAACGTCAGTATTTACACTATCAAAATTTTAGACAAGGAGACACTACCTGGAGCAATGGTCACCCAACTAATGAGCGTGCTATACTTCTTGACAAACTAAATCATATTTTAACTAGGAATATAGAGCCTTTAAACCATTACAGAAGCAATCATGGTCATATTCCACCTTGGATTTTATTAAAAGAGACTACTTTTGGAAATCTAAAATATATCTTCAAACTCCTGAAAGGCCCTCAAAAAGATAAAGTCATTTCAATTTGTTATGGCATAGATATTTCAGATGTAACAGATGATTTCAAAGCTCTCTTCAAGGATACTCTTTCTGTTGTAAATAGTTTTAGAAATAGATCTGCTCATAGCGGAAGAATATTCAATTTTAAGTCAACTATCCATAAAATAGGCTATAACAATACCTTTCACAATGAAATAAAGATAACACCTGCTCAGTATCGTAGGGGATTGGGACAAAGTGACCTCTATACATTATCAAAAATATTAAGTTATTTTGATAATGAAACGGCTAAAATAAATCTAGATTTTTATATCTCATATCCGATAAAAAAACATTGTGAAAATTATCAAGAGGATCTAGAATTATTAGCAAATGAAATGAACTACCCTTTAGATGAATTAAAACAAGAACTAAAGGAATAACAAAACCTGTCAATGTGTTTCAAACCTTTTTTAGAAACACTTGTAAAAATTTCTAAAAAGTGATATTATATTTCCTAATCGTAAAAGAAACCCTTTTGGGTTACACTGCTCTATGCCTGTATCTCTATATAGGTCAGGGTTACAACAAGAAAATAAGTGTATCAGCTTTTTAGTTGATACACTTTTTCTATTCCCCATATAAGCCCCATATCCACCTTGTTTCCTATTCTGGTACCATTTTGCCGTCTGACTGCTTAAAATCAAAAATAGGGGCATTCTCGTAGCTCCTCGCATGGTATAAACTCAAAACCTTTTCTAATTGCTTGCCTGCTGATGGAAAAAGGAGTAAAACCATGAAGATTACACAACACACGAAAAAAGACGGATCAGCAGTCTACCGCTCCAGTATCTATCTTGGTATCGATTCTGTAACTGGTAAGAAGGTCAAGACTACTATATCAGCACGAACAAAGAAAGAACTCAAAAACAAGGCCACCCAGGCTAAGGTAGAATTTGAGAAAAACGGCTCTACACGGAAGCAACGCTCACATATAACAACCTATAGCGAACTCGTGGACTTGTTTTGGCAAACCTACCAGCATACCATAAAGACTAATACGCAGATAAAGATAAAAGGTTGCTTAAATAATTACCTCTTGCCCTCATTTGGTACTTACAAACTAGATAAACTTACTCCTGTTATTATCCAAACTCAGGTAAATAAGTGGGCGGATGAGTACAATCAGGACGGAACGGGGTATAAAGAATACAATCACCTTCACGCCTTAAATAAACGTATTCTACAGTATGGAGTTTCTATCCAGGCATTGGATAATAACCCTGCTCGTGATGTTGTCATTCCTAGAAAGATAACAAGAGATAAGCAAGAAATTAAATACTTTCAAGATCAGGAACTTAAAAACTTCCTCTCCTATCTCGATAACCTGGAGAATACCTTTATCAATTTCTATGATACTGTGCTTTATAAAACGCTCCTAGCTACTGGACTGCGCATCCGTGAATGTCTGGCCCTAGAATGGTCTGATATTGATCTGCAGAACGGAACAATCGATATTAACAAAACACTCAACATTTTAAACCAGGTAAACACTCCTAAGACAAAATCAAGCTATAGAGTTCTAGATATCGATCATAAAACAGTACTCATGCTTCGTCTCTACCGAGCAAGACAAGCAGAAAACGGTAGAAACATTGGCTTAACCTATGAGAAAGTATTCTCTGATAGCTTTGACAACTATGTCAATACTCGAAAGGTTGATTATCGCCTACATAAGCACTTAAAAAACGCTAACTGTACTGATTTAGGCTTTCATGCTTTCCGACACACTCACGCTAGTATCTTGCTTAATGCTGGCCTGCCATACAAGGAAATACAGACACGGCTTGGCCATGCAAAAATATCTGTAACTATGGATACTTACAGCCATTTATCAAAAGAAAACCAAAAAAGAGCAGTCTCATTCTTTGAAACTGCCCTCGAAAAAATAAAAAGTTCTTAA